AATCACACCTGCGATAATCTGACCATCACGCTCTAAACCAATTGCTTGCGAACCTTCCGCAAAATACTTACCTTGCACTCGATCCGCAACCCAATGGCCTACTTCAGCGCCCTGGACTATATGCCAGGCCATCCTTGTTGGTAAACAATGTCCGTCGATGCCCATAGAATTGTGATTCCTTGAGAGGCAGATTTAAACTGTGTGCCAGCGCAATATCCGATCCCGGTTACGCCTTGCCAATTGTTTGTAATTACCGTGTCTGTAGACCAATAGTCTACATCCCACAGCGCAGTGTCCCATTTAGCATTTATTTGTGGACTAAAGCTAAGTGCCGCAGTCGTATCTGCTAGGTCAAAATCAATGTTTAATCCAATGAAAATTGACGGTGTGCCGTTAGTAAAGATTGACGGTCTAGCTCTTGTAAAATACTTTTTTACTCCACGAGCATCAAAGTAATTAAACGCTTGCAACGCATAAGCGTCAATGTCGCTTACATCATCAGCAAAGTTGTCATCCCACGCATGAGCGACAAATCCGTTGCCACCCCAATACGATTCATTATTAAAAATTACCCAACAATTAGCGTATTGACCCGTAAAATTGCACCATGCTTTTGTAATGTTATTCATTACATATTGCTGTTGTTGACCCTCAGCAATAGGCACATTGACCGTTAAAGCATTGCGTTGCGGATCAAAAGTAATGTCCCACCCAAAATTACCGCCATATTGTTGCGTTGCGGCATTAAATGCGCCTTGAATTTTGTCAGATAAGGCAATTCTTGGATCAAGCCTAGATGATTGCAAACTCGCCGCTAGTGGGTAAAGACCGTTATAAGTCAATATCAGTATGTCACCGCCGTACTTCATTAAACAACGCTTGCCAACGGGCTTACCAAGCCTCCAAACGCCTACTAGCGCCCACTTTGTAGCGTCTGATGGGTCAGTGCCACTCCAGACAATTACCTCGCCATTGGACGTTATAAACACCAAGTTATCGTCTACTCCATAACCTGCATCAAGCGTCCAAGTTCCCACAGCGACTAAGTACCCACCAAGTTGAGCAACCGAACTCATGTCAATTGCCGCAGCTGCGCCTGCAATGCTTAAAGTCGGCAAATACCATGCTTTAAGAGTCGAGGCTTGCGTAAACCACACTTGGTTTTTAAAGATAGTAATGTTGCTTAAAGTGCTTGCAGTCACGCCTGTAATAGTTGGATTTGTCCAAACCGAACCGTCATACAGTAATGGCGCATCAACGCCATTGACCGCCATGATGTAGCCGCCAGCAGGAGTTGTGACGTTTATGTATTCCCACTTTGCGTTACTCAAACCCGTTTTGACAGCAGCGCCAACCGCACCGCCCGCCGTACAGTCATAAATTGATGTAACTGCAATCGCAAACAGTTTGTTAGTCGCACCGCTTGAGTACGACATAAGCGTTTGAACTTGACCTGTAATGCCTGTTGAGTATTTTGTGTAACCGCCACGCAATACCACATTGTTGACAGTCGGGAAGAAATTGGTCAACTGGACAGCATCAAGCGTATCCATGTTTGCAATCGAATCACGCACGTTCCAACCGCCAATCGGGGATGGTAGCGACTGAACACGAGCTGCTGTGCCTTGAACAAGTCGGCTTGCCATTAGTTTGTCCCGTAGCCAGTATCAGGTATGTTGTCGTAGCCGATCAAGACCGTGCCTGGGCGTGGTGCAAACGACAAGTTAGCTGCCGAAGTATCCTGCGCCCGAACAATCTCAAATTCCTCGATATAGTTGCGATACATCGCCGTAGTATCAAAGCCTTTAGCTTCAAAATACTTCAGCTTTGTAGCCAATACCATCAGCCGATCAGGATAAATACAGGTATCCGTGTCGGCAGTAAATGAATTCTTGACTACGCCAGTATCGGATTCTGCCCAACCTTTTGAGCGATATTCGTAACCCAAAAGCTCATTTGTGGAAACGCCAGGCCAAATTTGAAAGTATTTGCCAAGCAAGCGCCAACGAATCCGTGGGCCAGTCGAGATAAATCCTGATAACAACCATTCCCATTGCTGTGGGCTTTCTGGCCCTAGCATTTCCCAATGTTTGGATTTGTCCCAATGGGTGCGTGGCACAGTTGATTCGTAGTCTGAAGGCAAATCATATTTCACTTTTTCAAAAGTGATTGAAGTGCCAACATATGTCCCTGTGGAGGGTAGATTAACGGTAACTTGCGTTGCTGAATCAACAGATTCAATGTAACAAGCATTAGAAATGCCATTGCCCACGACTTGATACGTTGTATCTAGCCCCGCAGTTGATGGGATGTTGGTAATCGTGTATGTGTTTTCAACCACATCGCCCGTTGTTACGGTAAAGACTGTGGTGAATGTGTGTTGTTTGGTTAATTCCCGCCAGTCATGTTTTCGCAAGAATTCATAACCAGCAGCGTTCATCAGAGCCAAGATTTGAATTACATCTTGGTTCGTGTTCGATGCCACAGTAGTTGGCGTTGATACACCCAATTCATTGGTAACTTGGGTGACTAGCTGTAGCATCGTTGATGACATTTATTCCTCTTTTTTTGGCCTCCCAACCTTCTTTTCAGACAACTGAGACATCAAAGCCGCCATTTGCTCTTTTAATTCAGCAAGTTCTTGCTTAGTAGTTTCAATCTCATTTTGATTAGAAGATTGGTTTTTAACTTGTAAATACCGCCTTGCCTGCTCTCGCAAGCCCATCGCACCCATGCCAACCCTTTGCAATTGGTTATCGGTAGCTGTGGCAACTTGCTCAACGGTCTGGAACTTAAAGATTTGCAATTCTGCCATCTGCATATCGTTAAAGTTTTCAGGATCGTCTTTTACCCATTGACTTAAAGGCACACCAATAACTTCTGCGTTATTGTTTTGCATCTGAAAGTGCAACCATTGACGAGGAAAACGTCTTTTATGATCTTCCCGAACGGGTTGGTCAACAATGTTCGTCTTATCGCCTGGCACTATGATTCTAACAAACGGCTTTTCTTTATACGGTTCTTTGTCGTAAACGTAAAATTCAACGTGCAAATGGTTGTCTGCGCTGTGAATATCGCTGTCTAAGCCCAATTTATGCCCCTGTGATTGAAACCCATGTGGTTGCTGACGTTGCTGCCAACAAGATTGTTTTTGCTGTTGCAACGGTTACGCTTGCGGCAGCTGCGTTGATTGTACTGTTTGTGTCGTAAGGATAAACGGTAATTGTTTGACCAGAATCGTTACGAATAATAACTTGTGCGCCAACTTCAGTAGGTGGCAATTTAACGCCAGTCGATGCTGCTGAAGTCGTAATCGTATTGTTTACGGCTGAAAGCTGCAAAGCAGTCGCTGCCGTTGTACCTAGAGCAACCAAACCAACAGCGCCATCACCACAAATGTTTGTAGCGCTTAATGGCGAATTGCCTGAGCCTTGAATTCTTGATGGAAATGCCATGATAATCCTTTGAAGTTAATTACTTAATGCTTTAGCCATTTGATGTAAAAGCCCATCGCCACATACTTCAATCGTAACATCATCAAAGCCTGCTACGACGTTCTGAAAATCTGTCACTTGTTGTGCCATCCACGGCGCACATTTGTACGTCACATCGTTAATCATAGCGTCAATTACTCGTTCGTTGTCATTACTTTCTTGCTTAAAAGCATGATGTTTGCCATCTCGATAGCTTGAATCCATGCCAAACAAAAAAATACGCTCAAACCCTTGCAACTTAGCCAATATCAACGACAAGATGCCAACAGTTGTAAAACCGCCCATCAAATGAACTGGTCTAGCCTTTTCATGCTCAAGCAATTCATAAACGCCAGGCGTATTGGCGTGAACCAACACAACTTTATAACCTTCCAACGCATCAAATACTGAATTGTCGCATTGGCTTGTAATGTAAAAAGTAGTTGATTGCTGTGGATTCTGAACAAACCTTACGTTCTCTGGTCTAGCGTCAAGCATCACCATTGCGTCAGGGATAATGCCTTGCTCGATCAAATGATCGTAAGAACCGTTCATTGCCCATACTTTTGCGCCGTTTTGGTGACGGATTTTTAACTGGTCAATCGTGTCAACCAGACTTGGCCCACCACCAACAAGACAGACGCTGCCTTGGCGTGACTTGTCAAAATCAAACCAAGGCAGCGACCTTTTTACGGATCGCTGCACATTGCCCAACAAAATGTTAGGCTCTGTGTTCCCTACAACATCAAGTACAGCTTCAATCATTTAGGTGATCTGTGACTGGAGATGCGGACGGTTGATGGTAACGGTAATCGTTGAAGTCGTAGAAGTGACGGTGGTCAAGTTTGCCGAACGTGCAGCAACAACTTGCAAACCGGCAGATGCTAAGACTTTAACGCGACCAGCGGTAGCCGACAAGAACAGAGTAACGTTAGGTGCAACGGTGACAGCTGTTTTCTTGATGACTGCATTACCAGCGATTTGATACCAACCGTACAGACCCGCAGTAGTAGCCGCCATAGCGACTGCAACTGGCACGTCTTGAACGGCGGTGTTGACAACCAAGGTTGTTTGGTAAGTTGTAGCGTTGTAGCGCACAACAGAACCAACAACCGTTGATGCCACGCCTAACAGCAAGATGAACTCACCCTCGCCGTAAACTGGATCAAATGCACGAACGATGTTGCCCAACATTGCGGGTGGCGTAGGAATAGTCGTGCCACCTGCGGTTGTAACACCAGAGTCAGTTTGGTCGATATTTAAAACCCCGACACGAGGTTCGTCAAATGTATATGCCATGATGGTTTCCTTTAAGCGATCAGAACGCCGCAGAATTGCGGGCCTGAAGATGTGAGGTTGCCGGCAAAACCGATGAGCTTGACGATAGCGTCTTGGTTAACAGCTTGACGTTCGCCGCCGATTGGCACGAAATTACGATCAGCGTGTGGACGGAACATCATGTATTTGGTGTTCAAGAACCACATATGATTGGCAGTTGCATCGTTACCGATACCACCGTCTAAGATCACATCTGATGCCATACCAGCGCCGTAGTATTTCAACGATGCAAAGCCTGCACCAACTGCCGAATTACCGCCGTCGGAAATACGTTGAATTGACTGCAACGATTGCAAATACAGCTTGTAATAGTTGTTGTCGCAAACGATCAGATCAGGTTTGTCAGTTCCACGAATCAGCTGAACAGCAAGTGCATCCATGTACGACTGGATGTTTGATGCTGAAGTAGCTGAACCGCCATCAGTCACGCCTGAGAACTTAGCCGAACGCCAAAACGAGAACGATGCACGATTGATGCCGCCGTATGTGCCTGTGCTTGGTGCGTCCGGGACTGCGGCCCCGAGTCCGGTGATATTTTTCCCGGAGTTCCCTGTACCGTCTAGGTAAATGTCACCCGAAATACGGTTAGCCAATTGTGCTTCGGCAACCATCATACGACCATCTAGCAAGTCGATAATTGCTTCTTTACCGCTGTTCTGAATCATTTCCAAGCCGCTGATTGAAATTGCAGCAGCGTACTGGGTGATACTGAACTGTGCCGCACTACCAAATGTTCACAAGGTTTCGTTAATCCCTTGCCGCCCTTTCGGACTGCTGCATATTTCTATGCAGAGCAGACTATCTCACAACCCCGTAGGGTTCTTTGCACTTCGAGCCACTTGGCTCTACGGGTAGTCACACCCTAGTCGTTACACCTTCCCATCTCTGGGCTTGGCTCGGTATTGTCTTCAACTAAATGGTCAGAGTTTCACCGAATTCACAAAGTTTTTCGATGCAGATTTCTCTACAAAGCCACTAATTCGTCAATGGGACTGTTTTGCGAAACGTTCAAAACTTCATAGCCTGAATAGCTATTGGTGTTGTCGGTTGCGGCGTCCTGGTACATAATTTCTTGCAAAATTACGTTACCGCCAGAAAACGTCTTTACGTTGCCACGTTCTTTCAGGCGGCGTAAAAGCGCATTGTTATTTGTCACGTTATCGGCTAATTCACCAGTGCGGCTTTGAATGTTAGTCGCAATGATGTCCGAAATTGAGCTATTGGCAAATGCCATAGTAATCTCCAATTAGGTTATCAAAAACGCTCATTAAGATTGTCAAACTGTTCCATCAATAATGAACGCCTATCTTGCGCTTTGGTACTCGTTGCCGCCCCTGGTGTCGAGGATTTAACGCTGACCGCTGCCGCCCGAGCCGCTTTCGCTGCCCTGTTCGATTGTTCCCGTTTCGCTGCATCTGCTTGACCCTGTGAGGCTTGCTGATGTTTTGTAAACAGGTCGTTATCTAGGCGTATTGCTTTTTGGTACGCATCATCCAAGTCCTTTGCCACACCGCTGTTAAGCAGTTGGATCATTGTTGGACGAGCTTCCTCAAAATACTCTGCTTTTGATTGAAACTGGTTAATTTCGCTC